ATGCGCCTGTACCTCGGCATCATTCGTCGCTGGCTTGCCTACGGTGGCGCCGCTGACCGGCTGCATACCGATCTGCTGCATCGTTGGCTGGCCGACCGGCGAAACCAAAAGGCATCGCCGGCCACCATCAATGTGGATTTGAAGGCGCTGCGCGCCTTCTACGACACGATGACCGTTCTGGGCATCGCGCCGCAAGGAGAATCGAATAATCTTCCGTCCAATCGTCATGTGCCGGTGCGCGTGGTCCGTGCCTTCACCGATGACCAGGTGCTCGCCATGCTTGCGGCGCCTGACGTATCGACCTTCATTGGCTATCGCGACAGCGTGCTGATGCGCGTGCTGTGGGAAACCGGATTGCGCGCCACCGAACTCGTCAGCCTGGGCGTGGGCGATGTATTGCCGGACGCTATTTATGTCGCCGCCGGCAAGGGTGGACGTAGCCGATGGGTGCCGATCAGCGAGGAGCTGTACCAGCTCCTGCAGGGATATCAGGCGCTTCGATCCGCGACTCGTCCCGGAAAGCGCAACGCATTGTGGGTCACGGCGGCTGGCTTGGCGCTGCGCAGTCGTCGAAGCGTGTGGTTCATCGTCAGTCATTGGGCACGCGCCACGCTGGGCAACGCCGTTGGATACGACCGCGTGCGTCGGGCGGCTCGACAGCGTCCGTGGAGCGGGCAGTACCCGCACCTGCTGCGTGCAAGCATGGCCACCACCCTGCTCCGCCATGGCTGCCCCCTGCCCGCCATCATGCAGATGCTCGGCCATGACAGCCTCGACAGCACGGCGCGATACCTTGGCGCCGACATCAGCCATCTGCAGGCCGCGATTCGGAAGCACCCCCGTTTCCACGCGTCAGGCCGCTCGCTTGGCGCTACGACTGAGGAATGACGGGCAATCGGGCAATGCACGCAGGCCTGCAAGCAGCTGGTGAAACTGCTCGCGACTCAGAGCCAGTGATGTGGTGACACCAACGGCGCCCAGGCGCATGCGGTATTCCTCCTCGGTCAGGCCTTTCCGTGAGCGGGCGAGCACATGCACCAGTCGCACATGATCCTTCGTCATGCGCCAACGCTTTCGCACGGACAAATCGAGCCCGCAGCACCATCGCGCGGTCGTCGTCGACTGGCACAACGGGCACGTGTGCATCAGGCTGCCATCCTCTCGGCCGAATAGATGGGCTCAAGGTTGGCCCGGGCTATTGCCGCGAGCGGCGGCGGGCTAACGCTATTCCCGACCATGCGAACGCTGGCACTGATGCTCAGCGGGCGGCCATCGGCGGTGCGATCGATGATGTAGTCGACAGGGAATCCCTGGGCGCGATACAGCTCCTCGCGGCGAAGCATGCGAAGGCCAATGTCGACGATCACATAGGGCGTGCCCTTGATGGTGACCGTGACAAGCGCCAGGCGGTCCTTGGTGGTAACCGTCGTCAGTGGCTCGCCCAGCTCGGCATGTTGGCCGCCACAGCTGTGATAGCGCATGAGGAAGGCGGCCACGCGCAACGCGCCATCCTCGTGGGTGGCGCTCAGCGTGCATTGAACAACGCGCTGCTGGCTTCCGGTACCTGTTATTGAGCTCACGGGCTCCATGGCACCCCTGGCACGCGCGGGGTTTCCGTTCTCGCCGCCACCGTTGGCCTGCTCGAGGAAGGCAGACACCAATGCGAAGTGGCCACCCTTCACGCCTGCACATTGTGTTCGCAGTGGCTCGCGGGCGGACCAGCTGCGTTGGTTCGAGCCGTTCGCATGCTCCGTAATAAAGAATGGCTCAGCTGCGTCCAGCACATAGCGTTTCACGCCCTTGGCGATCCGCCGGCACGTTGCATCGGCCAGCGGACGCTTGCGTTCGAAAATGGATGGGCATGGCACTGACCAGTCGATGCAATCGGCGGCGGTAGCCACGGGCTGCGCGCGGCCGGGACCATGCGTCGGCTCAGGCCAGCGCGGCGCCTCGCCATCGCATCGAGCCAGCAGGAACAGACGCTCGCGGCTGGTGCCAGCGCCGAAGTCGCTGGCGACCAATAGCCGATGCTCCACCAGGTAGCCGAGCGCGCGCAGCTCCGAGAGAAACCGCCGCCAGGTGCGGCCGGCGTGGCGCTTGTCCGGGATCAGGAATTGCTGGTCGACGGGAACGCGCTCGCCCTTGGCGGAAACGGTGCCATCCAGCTTCATCACCCGGCCCGTCGCCTTGTCGCGCTTGGCGACCAGCGGCCCCCATGAACGGATCTGCTTTACGTTCTCGAGGGTCACGATGCGCGGCTGCAGACCGGCCTTGCGAAGGCTTCCGCACCACTTCAACACGACCCAGCTGAGCGAGCGCGTGGCGCGATCACGCGGCTGGCCGCCCTTCGCTTGCGAAAAGTGAGTGCAGTCGGGCGATGAATGAAACCAGCCAGGGCGTCGGCCAGCGCACTCGGCGACCGGGTTCGCCTGCCACACGTCTTCACGCATGTGCTTCGTGAACGGGTGGTTCGCCGCATGCATGCCGATGGCCTGCTCGTCATGGTTGATCGCGATGTCGGGATCACGACCAAGCGCCTGGCGAAGGGCCTCACTGGCGCCGCCGCCACCGGCGAAAAGATCGACAATGATTTCGCCAGGATGCAATGCAGACGCGCCGGCCTTCCGTGGAAAGTTGAAGCCATGCTGCGTTCCATCAGCCATGGGATACCCCAGTGGCTTTAGCGATCGCGGCATCCGCATTTGCCTTTGGGCTACCTTCGCGACCTTCCGCAGGGTTGAAGCCAAGGCCGCACATTAGATCGAACAGATCGCGCATCTCGATCAGCGATGCAAGAAGGTCCGGAGCAGCTGCGATCAGACGTGCATCAGGATGGAGGCGAATGTCGATCTCATCGGCGCCATGCATGACCCCGCCGAGCTTTTCGCGTTCCTCACCTTTCCAGACGGCGAACCGTGGCTGCGCGCCCTGCATGCCTTTCCGCACAAAGTCCATGATGTAAAGGCCGCCGCGATTAACTGTGCGCAAGTACACGCGACCCGCATTTGTGCGCCACTCCCATGGTCCGGCGGTGTGCTTAGCCATTGGCCTGCTCCTTGCGCTCGATCTTTCGCGCAATGCGCCGCCGGCTATGTTCGGCACCCACCACCACACGGTCGAGCAGTTCGAGCGCCTTATCGAGATCCTTCCGGAGCGTGCCGTCGATGCGCGCATGCTTCGCGTGGTTGATGGCATATTCGACGTGGCCCTTGGCGGTCAGGGCGCTCACACCGGTCTGGATGGCCAGTCGCGCCCGGTTCTCCAGGCGCTGGATATCTGCGTCTGCACTCATGCTGCTTTCTCCTCGTCAAGCAGCATTGCGGCACCTTCGTCTTTCATGGCGCCCATCAGTGCATCCGCCTGATCGGCGAACCCACGAAACTGGTGCGCAAGCCGTTCCAGCCCGCTGTAGCTCAGCGATTGCTTGAACTTCCGATATAGCGCGAAATCCGGGCCCGCTTCCTTGCCAGACCAGCACGTCAGATCGATGCCCGTTGCCTCTTTGAATTTGCTGACGGCAACCATCGCTTTTCCATTGAGCTCCATGCGCCGATCGACTTCGCTTTTCACGCGCTCGTCGATCCGCGCTCGCGCCTCTGCAACGGCGTTAGAGACCTGAGCGTTAATAAGCTCGGTACCGGCTTGGTGCGCGCGTCGCAATAGCGCAGCCACAAACGACGGCTCCAAGGCATCAGGGGTCAGTAGCGGAGGTGCAACACGCGGCACAAGCTTTCCACCGGCCAGCTCCATATGGCCCCATGTCGACGGCAACTCGCCATCCAACAACACGCCTGGTGCGGTGATCAGCAGCCAGTGGTGACAAAAGCGCTGAATGGCAACCGACTTCTCCGGCTTCTTCTTTTCGCGAAGCCAGTCAGATCGGCTTGCCTTGATTTCGAAACCGGAGATGCGCAGGCCGCGCGACGGCCAGCACGCCATCGACACGGCGTCGGCCCAGCGTGAATGGCGGCCACCGGTGGCATCGCCAACCTCAAAGAAAGTGGCGTATTCGGGCAGCGGGAAGGCTTTCAGCAATGCCGCTTGTAGTTTTGCGGTGGTGGCAGCGTCGCTCATGCGGCCTCCGGGCGCGGCAGCGCAAAGATGGCGGCGAGACGTCCAAGCAGGCGCTCCAGTTCCAACGCCATCAGTGCGAACGCGGCCGTCGTCTCAGACGTGGCATCTTCATGGCTGTCGCCCAGCTCATCGACCACCACATCACCGAAGCGCAACTTGCGGATGACCAGGTCTTCGCCCAGCACGAAGCTCAGGCGCTCGTCGTACACAAGGCCGAGGCGAAACACCTGCTTGCCGTTGCGCAGGTGCTCGCGCATTTCCTCGCTGTCCATTTCCTGATTGCGGAAGCGCGCGATGGCGCCCGTGGCGCTCGCCGGGTCACGCAGCTCGCACTCGTCGCCCAGCGCGAAACCGGCCGGCAGATTGCGGTTGGCCAGCCAGTCGGTGAGCAGCACGCGCGGCCCCTCCTCCGGTGCCAGCGGCACTGCCGGGAAACTTCCCAAGGCTTCACGCAACTGCGTGAGCACGCCTTCCGCCGCCTTCCGACTGGAGGTGTCGAGCACGAGCCAGCCGTTGCGGGTGTCGGCATACCCATGGATGCGTGACCTGCGAACGAAGGCCTTCGGCACCATCTCGGTGATCAGGTCTTCCCGCAGGCGTGTACGTTCGCGCCCACCGACCTTCCTGCCCTCCTCGCTGGCAATGGTCGCTACCTTCCGTGCGAGCGCATCGCTCACGACCGATGCCGGCAGCAGCTTGTCCTCGCGTGCTGCGGCGAACAGCGTGAACGTGCTGTTGACCGTCAGCGCCGGCTCGGCCTCAGCATCGTTGCCGGCCACGCCGGTAAAGCCTGCGGTGCCAATTTCCATGGCGCCGCAGGGGCGAAGGCGATGCTCGGCCAGCACCTCGCTCAGGCGCGCAAGGTCAGCGGAAACGGCAGCGGAAAAGCGGAACAGTGACAAATGACGAAAGAACATGTGATGGCTTCCTTGGCGGTGGTGGCTCAGGCGCGCTGTTGAGCGCGACCCTTGAGCAGGCTGTACTGGGCGACGCGGACGATGTGCCGGCGGCGATCACGGACCTTGACCATTTGCATGCCGATGGCGAATCCGTGCATGGTTTTCAGTTCATGCATGCGGGCGCTGACACAGATAACGCCGCAGCGTCTGATGACCTGAATTGTGGTTACGGGTCCGCGGCGCAGTTCGGCGAGAATGGCCTGGTGCTGGGGGCTGAGTTCCGACATCGCTTACTCCTCCCACGCAATGCAGCCGGGCGTACGGCACTTGCCCTTGCTTGCGGTGATGGCGCCGGCGGCGTCGTACTTCACCTCCACCTCAACGCGACTCTTGCAGCACGTGCAGCGATAGCAGCCGGTCGTGGCCTGCCAGCGGCGAGCCTGGGCGAGCACCGCAGACTTGGCTCGCTGACCGGCGCGGGTATCAACCATGTTCTGCGTGACGTTCTGTGCGTTGGCATTCATGCGGTGGCACTCCGGTTGCCGCGGCGCATCGGCGTGACCTTGGCCGCGGGTGCTTGCAGGGGAAGCGGAAGGGTTTCGCCGAGTTCGCCCCAGGCTTTGGTGGTCTCAGCCAGTGATGGCCGCCACCCTGTGCGGCGACCGCAACGGCATTCGAGCTGGTGACGCTCGGGCACCGTCGTGAAGGCAACCCCTTCCCGTGTGGTTGAGCCCAGGGCGACGAAATGCCGGGGCTCCTTCCGGCAGTCGCTGCATGCAGCGAAAGTGCCGGGCTTGTGCGTGATCTGCTTGTGCATCATGGCGCCGCCTTTCGGCGCTCGCGGCGCTCGGCGGTGAGCCATCGATAGGCCGTTGCGCGGGACACCGAGAAGCGCTCGGCCACATCATCCACGGTGGGCAGCATGCGAAGCCCCGCAGCCCATGCATGGAAGCGCTGCTGCGCGGGCAGCGTCACATTCAGTGCTTCGCTCAGCTCAACCAGCAGGCGAAGGGCGGCGTCACGTGGCAGATCGTTGTACTGGGCCCCAATGTAAACACTGATGCGATCGGGGCGATGGCGGCTGGCGAGCGGGCGGTACGTGCTCGTCGAGCTCATAGGGCGCCCGCCTTTGCCCGGGGCGCATCGAGGTCGGCATGGGAGCGCAGCTGGTGGCGAACCACATTGGCCGCATGCATGCCATACACGTTGATGGTCGTGCTGCGCTTCTTGTGGCGTGCCAGGTGCTGTCCCGCATCGATACCCAGCGTCTCGATCACCTCACCAATACGACGATGGCGCATGAGGTGGAAGTGAAGCTGGGGAAGGTCGAACTGCATACCCCAATGCTTGATGCGGTTGTGCGCCTGCTGCCGCGTCATACGCGTGCCGCGGTTGCTGACGAACAAGGCCGAGGCGGTCTCCTTGGCCATCTTCGCTCGCACGGCGAGCCATTCGGACACCCAGTCAGCAGTGCGCTGGTTGATGGGAAGGCACGCCGGCTTGTTGCCCTTGCCGATGCAGTGCACGGTCAACCGCGTCAGATCGACGCCCATGCGCGGCGGGCTGTTCGGCGGCGACAGATCCAGCTGGATGGCATCGCTCACGCGCAGCGCCGCATCCAGCGCGAGGCGAAGCATGGCGCGATCGCGCAGGTCCATCGGTGTTTCGATGGGCATGCCGTCGAGCATGGCCAGCATCGGCTTCAGTTCCGGCGCAATCACGGGCATCGTCTCGAAACTGAGATTGATGTCCGTGGTGGCGTCGTACTTGCACCAGCCCTCGCGGATGGCGTGACGCATGAGCATGCGCAGGCAGCTCAGCTTGCGCGCTTGGCTACGGGTGGACAGGCCGCGATGCCCAAGACGATCCAGCCAGCGCTCGATCACACGCTCGCCCACCAGGCCGATCAGGCCGATGTCCTGCAGTTCGGCGAAGCCGGCAAAGTCGTCCAGGTCACCCTGGTAGGCGATGATCGTGTTGAGCGCGGCACCGCGCAGACGCTTGCGATTTAGAAAGTGCTCAATCGCATCCTTGACGGTCACGGGTGTCACGTTGTGACCGGCGATGGTGATGACGTTGGAGGTCATACCGCACCGCCTTTGGCGCGAAGCCATTCCGGCATGAACTTGTCGCCAGCCAGTGCGCCGGCGCAAAGCCACATGGCCTTCACCTGGTACACATCCGCGATACGCTGCAGCATGACCATGTCCGGCGATTTGCCGTTGTCAGTGCCCAGTTCCATGTTCGTGAGCCGCTTGACCGACAAGCCGGACACGCGGCTGGTGGCCTGATCGATCGTCAGCCGCGCATGTTCGCGCGCAAGACGCAGACGCGCACCAAACGTATCTGAAAGGTCGCTGCCGCCGAGCGGGTATTTGATTTCCATGGCGCGCATCAGAGTTCCCTCCCCTTCTGAGGACCGGCTTCCTTGCGCACGTCAGCGAGAGCGAAAACCTCATCACTCACGCGCAGGCGCCAACCCGGAAGCTCAAGCGCCTTCAGCGTTCCTGAGTAATGGCGGAATGCCGCCACGGCTGCCGCCACGGCTGCCGCCACGGCTGCCGCCATGGCGCCACCGGGCGTGATGACGTGGCACACGGATATCGTGCGTTCGCCATCGCGCTCGAGCGACACGCTGAAGCGCTTGGCCTTCTCATGGCGCTTCGCCTGGTTGCGGATGGTCGACGGCGCGCAACCGTAGCGCTCGGACAAGTCCTTCACCTTGGCGCCATCTTTGAGTGCCTGATGCACTTCAGCGCAGCGCGTCGGGTTGGTGAGGCCGGCATAGATGGTGGCGCTCATGCGTCACCTCCATCAATGCCTCGCAGGAGGGTCGCGGCCATGAATCCGCCAAGTCCGCCAATGACAAGGCCGATGACGATGCCAAGGGCGAGGATCATGCAGCCACCCTTGCCGGACCACGGCTCGGCACGAGCGATGCTGGCAGCATGTCTGCTACCGATGCGCCGGGGCCAAAATCGGTGCGTACGGGCATGATCAGGCCCATGGCCTTGCCGCCACGCTTCATCGAGCGCTCGACCACAAACATCACGGACGAGGCGTAGGTGAAGTTGCCCTCGGCATCTTTGCGGCTGAAGAACCGCACGTAGCCGGGCAGCGCGAACACCTTCTGCAGGTAGCCCGTATTGCAGGGCGCCACGAGGCCTTCGTGCCAATCGGTCGGTACGCCCACCAGGTGGTCGATCACCGGGAACTGGGCGTCGATGATGGCCTTGCCGGGTTCGACATAGAGCACCGCGCCCGACTCGTTGACGATGTGCAATGCGCCGTCGTCGTAGACCTTGACGCGATTGCCGTCTTTCAGCAGCGCATGGCCACGCTTGCTGATACTGATGATCAGGTCGCGGGTGGCGCGGGCGCTCTTGTCTTCCTCGACATAGAGCATGTGGCCGTTGGTGCCTTCAATGCGTGCCGGCACATCTGCAGTGCCAGGTACCACGTGCACGCCATTGAGGTAGTAGCGGATATCGCCAACAGCGGCGAACTTCTGGACGTTGCTGACCACGGCGGCGTCCAGATCGGCGGTGAGGTTTTCCTTGCTCATGCGGCAGCCCTCCCCTTGCCGCCATCAATCAGCGGATAGCCAGGGCGGCGTGCACGCACGCGGTGGATCAGGCCGAGCGACGCGCGGGGATACCAGCGCATCAGGGCGGCGTCGGCGGCACGCAGGTGGCGTGCCGTAGGGGGCTGAGATACAGTAGTCATGTCTTCCGTACTCCAAAGCGCGGTGGGACAACCCGAACGCCTGGGGTTGCCGCCCCGGGCGTTCTTTTTTTGTGCAGCAATCGCTGCGCTGATGACCGTGCCGGCCCTTGGAACGGACCGCCCCTGCCCCATGCAGATGCGGCCTACGACACGGCCATCAGCGAAGCTATCGCGGTTCACTGGACGAATGCCCCCGGGTTCATGGCGTGATAGCGACCGGCCTGCTCGCTGTAATCCAGACCGCGGTGCTGCCTGGCTGCTATCTCCATATCCGTGGCGCGACGGGCAGCACGCCAACGATGAAAGGCAGCGGCATGGCACCGGCCAGCGGCTTGCGCCTCATCGGCAGCCAATACGTCGTTGATCACTGCCTCAGCTGCTGCGCGAATGGCGGACCACCGGAAGCGGCCCATTACTTCGCACTCCGCAGTGCACCGCCCTGACCCAGCACATGCTGTTGAATGGCGGCGGTGAGCGTGGCTGCCCGCGCCTCCAATTGCGCAAGGGCCAGCAATGCGTCGTGGGCATAGGCCTCATCGCGCTCATCGAGCACACCGTCATCGAGCATGCCCGACAGCTTGTCGAGCGCTTGGCCCACATCACGCAACAGGTCGGCTACCTGGTGCTGCTGCCCCGCAGCGTCCGCTGAGGGTTCCTCGGCAGCCAAAAGGCCTACGCGCTGGGCCAGCTCGGTGAGCAAGCCGCGGCGGTACGGTTGCGGCAGCGCCAATACCAGCGCCTCCTCCAACTCCACCGGCATGCGCACTGCACCATCGAGCATGCGGCGCACCAACTGGCAATTCGCACGCTGGTCCGCATACGGGTCTTTCGTCACATGGAACTTCAGCGTGCGCGCGGTATCCGGCGTGCGCTCGTGATAGATGTCGACGACTGCCTGGGCGTACGTGCGCTCGACCATGCTGCAGCGGCTCAGCGCGAGCGCCACGTGGTCAGCAATCACCTGATGACGCGGTTCACGCATGGCCGGCCACTCCGCACACCAGGGCAAAATCTGCCTTCTGGGTCGCCGAAGCCGCCTCATAGGCGTCGCTCACCAGATCCGGCTCGCCACCGAGGCGCTGCACGCGATCAGCCAGCATCTCGGCGATCAGTGCGTGCACCTGCTCAACCGTGGTCAGGCCATCGCGCACGATGCGCGCATTCACCGCGCGAAGCGTCATGGCTTCGTGCGCCGTGGCATGGGTCAATCGAGCAAAGGCGGCGCGGGCTTCCTGAGTCATGGTCGGCAATCCTTGGGCGGTGGTGCGGTCACGCATGGGTTGAAACTCCTGCTTCATTGCCAGCGGAATCGGACACGGCACACTGGGCGCCATGGGGACGCTGCTCGGGCAGCGCGGATGCATGCATGGGGAGGTCGCTAAGGGAGTCGTGATGCAGGGGCATCTCGCGAAGCGTGTTGGGACTCCACTGTTTCTTGCCGGTCGGACTGGGCACGCCAAGGTCAGCGAGATGCGCAGCGAGCTCGCGCAGGCTGAACTGGCCGCTGCGAAGCTCCGACACGATCAGCGCGCGCCACTTCCACGTCTCCGCGTCGCGATAGAGGCGACGCTCATCGCCCTTGCCCACGGCTACGCAGCCATAAGGGATGCCGCCATACACCCTGCCCTGTTCCCGCAGGCTGCCGTTGCACTCGGTGGCGCGCAGCACGGCCAGGTCGCGCTCGTACTGGGCGGCCGCGAGCTGGATGGTCAAGGCCAGCTTGCCGGCTGGCGTGCTGGTGTCGATCAGTTCGCTGACGCTATGCACGGCCGCGCCGTGACGCTCGGCCGTGCCGCGAAAAAACGCCAGGCCATCCAGCGCGTCACGGAACAGGCGATCCAGGCGCACCACCACCACGCCATCGGCGGTGCCGGTCTTCAGCGCCTGCAGAACCGCCCTGCCCCCTTCCCGCTTGGCCAGCGCCACACTGGCGCTCACGCCTTCGTCAGCCACTACCTGCAGCAGCACATGACCATGCAGCGCGCAGTACGCCTCAATGCGTGCCACCTGCTGTCCCAGGCTGATGCCATCGCGGGCCTGCTCCTCCGTGGAGACGCGGACATATCCCAGCAAATTCATGCCGCTTCCCTGTAGATCTGCTGGAACGTCAGGCCTGGCAACACGCGAATCAGCGCGATGGCCGTGCGCGGCATCGGCTCATCGGTGCCCGTCTCCCAGCGAGACACGGTCCCCTTGGTCACGCCAAGGCGATCGGCGACCTCTTGCTGCGTCAGGCGCCGTTTCAGCCTGGCCGCACGAATCGGATGAAGTTGCGCTGTGCTCATGACTAAAGTTTCGCCACGCTCAACTCATTTGTCAAGTGGTGCGAAACCCCGAAGTTTCGCGCTCCGATACTCTTCCGCCATGAATACATTCGGGGCTCGACTGAGGGCTGCACGAATTGCCGCCGACCTGACCCAACAGCGTCTTGGTGACGCAATTGGAGTCAGTAAGGGAGCCGTCTCTCGCTGGGAAAGCGATCAGGACCAGCCGCAATTCGCCATGCTTGAGCCACTAAGGAAGGCGCTTCGCGTGTCGCTTGATGAGCTCATCTGCGGCGATTCGCATAAGAAACGGATTGCCGGCGTCAGCGACGCGCATGGCCCTTCCTATGATCAGCCAGATGAAAGCGAGTGGCGCGTCATTCGAGCTATGCGACGTATGGACCAGGCACAGCGCGCAGGATTTGTAACGTTTGTTGATCCGGAGGGGGCGAAGTGAAGAAGCGTGATATGGAACCAAAATTCGCCAGGTGGTTTTTCGCTGGCCTAGGCATCTGTGGCTGCATGTTCTTTGCTGGGCTACTCCACGATATACCTGCTCGCGACCCGTTCCTTATCGGTGGCGACATTGCCGGCATGCTGATTGCAGCGACGGGACTCGTGCTGGCTGAGCGCAGGGTAAGGCCGGAGTCAGATAGTGTTGGCGCAAAGATCGCGCAATGGCCTGATAAACGCCTTAAGGCCTTAGAGCAATATGTATCGAAAGCATGATGCGCATCGCTCTGTAGATGTGTCATGCGCCATTTAATCAAGGGGATTTGGATGAGAAACGGAAGTCGCCCAATGAAATATATGCTCTTGGTGTCAGCTGCATTGATGGCGACAAGTGCTTTCGCCGATCAACCAAACCATTTGGGTGAACTTTTATCGAGCCTGGCGTCGATGCGAAACGAATGCGCCCAACAAGCCCAGAAGGCTAGGGACGACTTCTCTACTGCTACCTTCAAGGCGCATCTTGATGCTGACACTGGCAGGACTCAGGCACAGATGGATGCCAGGGTTTACGGCGTTGGGCATGGCTCTCGCGAGACCCAGCAATATTTCATCGATCGCCTGAAAGCGAATAGCGATGCTCAGGCACAAACCCTGAAGAACATTTCCGATAAATACAGTTCAGACAAGCAGTCTTCTCTGGCATGCATAGATGAAGCAAAGCAGCATGGCAAGGAAGAATACAAAGCGTTCAAGGCTGATCCTAAGAATAAACGCGCGCTACCTGATGCCGAATCTCTGATGACAGCATGGCTTAGCAATATGGATGAGATTACGCCAGATCAGTCGCAGGGTAGCGAAGCCACCAAAGCAAATTGGAATACAGCCAAGGCTCACGCTGAATTGCAATAGCTAAATCGCATAGATTTCCGCCAAATATGGCGTCGAAAAAAGGGCCGGTTTCCCGGCCCTTTCTTTTTAAGATTTCTTCTTTCCGGTCGGTCGCGTTTGCGAGAGATCGGATGCAGCGACGGACTTTTGTATCGGCGTTGACTTCGGATTGCGCAGAATCGCGCTTGCCTTGGATGCAACGCTGGGGCTGGTCTGCTTGGTGTTCTTAGCCATGGTGGCGATAGCCTTTTGCAGGTGTGATAAGGACCACGGCCCTGTCGTTGACAGGGCGCCTGCTGGGTCGTTACCGTGAACCTGCGACAGCACTCGATAGCGACTGCGGACAGCTCCGTGGTGTTTCGAGTCCCCAAGCCGCCTGGTGTTAAAGCCAGGCGGTTTTTTTGTGAACTCACCCCCAACATATCGGGCCAATCAGGGGCGGTCAACCCAAATGCATGTGGTCATCTGTGGATAACCGCGCAATCATCAGCCACCACTTGAAGTTATAAAAAAAGGCGGCATATGCCGCCTTTTGTCTATCCAATCAGCCTGACCTGTCAGCCAGTCGCCGCGCCCTGCGCCGATGCAGTGGACTTCTTGAACAGGCCCACCGCATTGAAGATCGACACCGCCTCGTTGATCAACGGGGTAACGATCGCGCCAAGGTTGGCGACAGCGGCTATATCGGCGCCGGCGGACGTTAGCAGCGCATTGACCTTCTGCTCAGCCGCCTGCAGCTTCGCGCTGCCGCTGATGCCAGGCACATTGGCCAGAGACGCCTCAACGCTCAGCACTGCCTGATCGACAACAGTGAACAGGTTGGGGATGAGTGCCAGCGCGGTGGCGATGGCCGTCAATTTCAGGGACATGGGATTCTCCGGTGAGTTACTGAATGAGGCCACGGCGACGGTCGTCGTCGAGGCAATCGGTGACGCCGTTGTAGCGATCGGCGTTGCGCTTGAAGACGCCAGCGGTGCCGATGGCCCACTGGCCTGTGGCGACGATGTGCTCGCGGGCAAGTCGGAGCTGCTCACGGGCGGCATCGAGGTCGACGGGGTTGCTGTCGAGGTCGAGACCATCGGGGATTGCAGGAAATGGATGAAGCTTTTCCAGAGGCTCATGCTCACCGCACCTCACGATTGGCGTCGGCAATGGCCGCTGCGATGTCGTCGGACTGCTTGCGCACGCCACCAGCAACACCAGCATCAGCACTAGCGCGATCCAGATCCGCATCGTTCTGCTCCCGGTCGTTGGCGACCTTGCGCGCGGTGTCATCGCGCACGTCTGATTCGTGGGCTTCGGCTTGCACCTGGTGATTGGCCGCTTTCACTGCGTCCGACGCTGACTTGCGCTTCAGCAGCCAACCGGCCAGCGCTTCAAACAGGCCGGCGAGAAGAGTGCCGATCCAGCTCATGCCGAGGGCTTCCGTGGGGTGGATGGGTGCCAAAAGCGAATATCGCTACGGTGGCCACAATCGTGTGCAACGTCAGCGCCCACCAGGTGACGACGTGCGTCTGGACGATGTGTGCGATCCATCCGAACGCGGTGATTGCGAGCACGTAAAAGAGCGCTGAGCGCAGCGGGCTGCTGGTGGCATGTAACTGCCGTAGTTCGTCGGCGGACCAGAGCACGATGATCGATAGCAGAAATATGTCCAGCAGCGCGATAAAGATCATTTCGCATCCCCTTCCCCCTGTGTGGGTTGGTTTTGCGTGCGAGCGACCCAGCGGGCGAACAGACCGGGCGCAGCGTGCATGACGACGGGAAGTACGCCCATCGCCGTGAGCCCGATCAGGAACGCGATGCCGCCCAGGAGCGAGTCGCTGAGGTGCAGCATCGCCTGCACCAGTGGCGTTACAGCCAGCGCGGTGGTGAGGCCTACGGCCACCGACACCAGCGCCTGTGCCCGGGTCACCTGGCGCCCGAAGGCCAGCGAGACCATGGCGCCAGTGAAGCCGAACACGGCAGTCACCAGCTTGATACTGAGCGCCGCGAGTACCGAGTTCGACGCCTGATCCGTCATGCAGCAGCTCCAAGGTATTTGGCGTTGTAGGTCTTCACGGTGGCGACTGGCTGCGACGGGAACGCCACGACGTTGCCAACTGTCATGGCCCAGGCGCGATCGATCACGCCGGTATCGCCTAACTGACTGCCATCCACCTTGCCCATGACGCGGCTTCGCCAGCCGTTGCCGTAGCGCGCAAAGCCGGGCAGCGATTCCATGAACTTCAGTCGCGCCTGGCAAATGCAATCCGTCAACGCGTGCGCACCGTAGCGGTCGATGAATCGCGCCACAGCAGCCAGCGTCGCCGGACCGGCGATACCATCACTGGTTATCTGCAGCAATTGCTGCAGCGTTTTGATGGCACGGCCAACGCCGCTATTCACCGCGAAATCGAACACGGCGTAATCAACGCCTGCAGGCATGCCGTTGCAGCCCGCTTGCATCCAATATCGGTTGCGGTAAATGGTGGCGCGCTCAACTGGCGTGCTGAGCCGAACCGATTGTCTGGGGAGATGGCAGCTATCGCGGTAGTCGTCGTAGACCGCCTGCGTGATGCCGCACATGGTGGCGCGACCGGGGTCGTTTGGGTCGTTGCTCCAGCCACCCTCGTAGACGAGGGTCAGCGACAGGCATGCGGCGAAGTTGGCCGCCGTCACTGCGCCCGTCCATTCGCTGCAATCCCCTGCATGCCGACCCCGTCACTGTTTGATGAGGTAAGCGTCCGGGTCAACAGCGCGGCGCTTCAAGGCCGCACGCGCCGGTCCATGCAATGCGGTTTCCTCTGTCGCCATCCCGGTTCTCGGTTAATGAGACGCTCGCGGCGTAGCCTCACGGCCATGCCCTACCCCATCAATCCCAGGCCCATCTTCCGGCAAGCCATGTCGATGCTGGAGAACGCCCGCTGTCCGGAGTGCGGCAGGGCCTACGATGCCGATGCGGCGGCCGAGGATTACTGCCCGCGCATGCAGCCGCTGCACTGCTCCTGGTGCAGCACCAGGCTGCGAATGATCCACGAGTTCCGCGCCTGGCAAGCGCAGGACGCCGCCGCCCACCGCGCCAAGCGGCAGGCACTGCGGGCTCAATTGCGGGAGCAGTAATTAAAGCGCCAGGTTGTTGGCGTTCACGACGTTGGCACCGGTCGGTAGCGTAATCGTAGAGGTGCTCACCGTGACGTTGCCAGTGTGAATCAGCCCGCCTCCGCCCAGCGCGCCGGAGCTGACATTGATCGTGCCGCCAAGGAAGGTATTGCCGATGTTCGTCATGCGGATCGCCGCGCCAGAGGTGATCGCCGTGATATGCCGCGAGGTCGTACCCGTGCGATCAAGGGTCGAGTTGACGCAGCGGTAGTCGATGGTACCGCCGGTCTTGGCGCTGGCGAAGATCGCACTCGTCGTGCGCCCGGTCATATCGGCCACGATGCCATCGAAGACGATCTTGTGCGACCCGCTCGACCCCGTGTAGTTGAAGCCGGCCTTCACCACGGCGCCGCCGCCAATGAACAGGTATGGCAGCGTGCAGGTGATGATGTTGGCCGTGTTGGTCAGCGCCAGACTACCGCCAAGGACGGTCATTGAGGCGCCCGAGAACGTTGGGGCACCGGCTGAGAGGTACTCGGCCTGATCGAGAAGCACACTGCCGGTGCCAAGAATGTCCGCCGCCGCTAGGCATGTAATGCGGCCGCCATGGAACTCAAGCGGGCTTGATACCGACGAGCTAATGAACGGGCTGTTCACCTGCAAGAAGTAGGTGTCATAAAACACTGATTTTCCGCGTGAGGAAAGCGCACCGCTCTGCTGGATCGTGGCCAGGTTGCCAAAATCGCAGCGGTGGAACACGTTGCCATCAGCGTTGATATAGGACACCGATGAGAAAAGGCAGTCTGTGAAGGTCGAGTCATAGACGTTCTGACCTGTCGACGCGATATCTAGGTTCGAGCCGTTGTGCCGATCGACCTTCATGCGCCGAGACTTCTGGCCAAAGTCCGTTCCGCTATTGGCCATCGACATGTAGCCCCAGCAGTCGCTGTAGGTAATGTCATGCTCGTAGGTTCCGTGGGTGACAAACGATGCATTCGCCGTCTTCCACGATCCCGAGTGTTCGATCTTGCCCTGCGAGCTGGCCGTGCAGTCCACCACGTGCCGCTCGTTGTCCGCTGTCATGCCCTTGGCACGGAAGAACAGGCTATCCTCAAACTTGCACAAGTAGCCACCCGACACCGTTTCCTTCGGGGTGTCCAGATAGCAGTCCTCAAAGTTGACGCGGTAGCACGCCTGCGCCTCACACGAGACCTTAGGAATGCCCTTGGTCTTGATGTGCGTGCCCGTGCAGAAGCTCGCATACTCGAAAACCACACCCGAGGCACCCTTCCACTTCTGATCGTCAGTTGTTGCTCCGCCATACGGGTAGGCTGAGATGTCTTCGATATTCAGCTTTCCGACATGGATACCCGTCATCGGGTTGAGCTTCGAGACGGCCACGGTGGCGCCAGACGGCATGTCGAACGCCGTACGGAAGTCAAAGGTCACATCGTTGCCGGATACGCCAACCACGCGGCAGTGGCGGGATGCAAGCTTGTACTTGAGCAGCGTCGAACCGCCAGCGGCCGGATCGGTGATCTTGAGGTAGACGAAGTCGCCCACTGCCAGGCCATGGCCTGAGGCCAGTGTGATGGTCGTGGCGCCCGCCGCTAGAAGCACGGCGAGCGTCGTACTGGTCGTGGCCACCACTTCGCCCTTAAAGGACAACACACCCCAATTCCAGTCGTACTCCTGACCTTGCGACCCGTCCGTCTTGCGGTTGCCTCGCCAGTAGATTTTCGCGCCCTGGAAGTCGATGTCGCAGTCATGGATCTGCGATGCATAAAGCACCACCAGATTATCCACATTCATCACGCGCGCCTTGCCCGCAATGACACGCCTGCCTGTTCCATCCAGCAGCGTACGCAAGATGGCATCGCTGTGGTCGAGCACGGGAGAGCCGGTATCGACATCGGCGCGCTGCGCCAGAGTCATGTAATCGTAGATGCTGATTTGCTCTCGCATCTTGTCTTGCACGGTGCGCAAGTCGGAACCCGTGCCCGACTGATAGCCCGATCCGTTGCCGAGCGCATACGCAAGCCGGTCATAGGCGGTGATCCATACGCCGCCCTCGCGCGCATAGCTTGTATTACTTGCCGGCGTCGGGTCGGCATACACGACAGCCACGACGCCATCGGGCTGGGCATCAGCGACCATGGCCGCATAGGTGGGATAAGGCTTTACGCCCGAACCCTGCGATGCAGCCAGGGCGTTCACGGCCTGCTCAATGGCCGCATAACTGCTGTTGATATCGTTGGCGCCAAGCCGAAGCGAATCACCCGTGCCGTCGTTGGCCTGAAGGCCATTGTTAACTCGAGTAAGCGGGCGAATAAAAGTCATGTATCGCTCCTTAAAGCACGTCGGCAGCAGCGGGCGCGGCAATGCTTGCCGCGGCGATGGCATTGCGGATCGACATTTGCGCCACGGTGTCAGGCCCCCACTTGAGCAGGTTCAGGTCGGGAAAATCCGGATCGGGCGTGAGTGGCTCGCCCAGCACCAGGCACACGCATTCCCTGACGATGACCGTTGGCGTGAGGCGAGCCACCTCACCTGGCGCGATCGACACCGTGCGCACAGTGGACACCTTCCGTCCTGACGGGTCGGTCTTGGTTGCCCCCGTGGTATCAATCCAGCGTGCCGACGGGGCGAACAGATTCATGTTCGTGCTGTCGTCCCGGGATGCTGGGCACTGCACCGCCACCAGCTCGCCGATGTCGAGCAGCTTCACAACAGTCTCGCCGTCAGCGCAGGGAATGTCGGTTTGCTTTTCGTAGGCCATGATTATTTCGCCGCGAAGATGTTGTGGGTTGCCACACGCCGGTCGGGATCAACGCCGGCGAAGTAGCATTGGTCGCCGACGCGAAGTAGCACGACGAGTCGAATTCCGATGGGCTTGAGAGAGACGACGCGCTCCCACGCGATGCGCCCGCGATCATTGACCAGCACCGGCTGGTGGATCATGTCCGGGAACATGCGAAGACTTCCGTCGGGCATCGTCATGGGTGTCGAGGCCGATGCCTCGACCACGCAGCCGGATTCCGTTTCGAGTCGGTAGCACGGCTGCGGCGTGACCGTATTCATGGTCACCGCACGATCGACCATTCCGATGGGCTCATAGGTGGCGCCATCGATGACATCGCCGACCTGCACATCACCAGCCAGCAGCCCCTCGAGCAGCCACATATCGATGCAGACACACCCACTGCCACCACCACCGGGTGACCCGCCACCGGAACCTGATCCGCTCGTGGGGAAATCAACGACGGCGCTGCCCACCGAAATACGGCCCTGATTGAGCGACAGGTCTGAGTAAACGGTCGTGGCACCGAGGGGGAATGTGCCACCCTTCCCCACGGGGTCGTCGTAATAGAGGTAATACGTGACCGTGGCGCCGGCGGTGCCGGTGACCACCACGTCACTGGCAGCATATGTGGGGTTGTTTACGCCATCCTGCAGCGTGCCAACAGTGCAGCTGATCGTGGCGCTCGTTGGCGTCGCGATGTAGGAAATGGTGAATCCTGTCCACGCGCTGCCTATGCCGCCCACGCGAAGCATGGCCAGATTCGCCTGCGAGACACGCTGACTGGCATCGGGGATGACCACCACGTCCTGGTCAGCCCATTCAGAGGTGGCGCCGCAGGCGCTCACTGAGCGCGCCTGGAATTCATAGGACTGGGTGCGGTCTAGCCCATTGATGACAATATCGGCGCCCACCTTGAACGATTGCGGTGAGCTGTAGCCGCCGGTTGATCCGGCCACTCGCCAGCGGACTTCGTTGCGCACGGCGACTGACTTGGCCATCAGCGCATCGCCACCGAGCGGCCATTGCCACCGAAGGTCACGGGCATGCGGTAGATGCCGCTGGCCACATCGCCGGTGATGCCGGTTTCGTTATGCACAATGCCAGCATCGTTGGCGGCGCTTGTACCCAGGCGAATCGTCAGCTTCGGCGGATCGGGCGGCGAGCACCACGACTTGCCAGTGATCTGCGAGACGAATGTCGGCGGCGTGCCGGTACCGGCCAATGGCACATCGGGCGCCTGGTCCACCACGGTGATCGTGGCCACCAGGTCATTCTGCGGCTTGATGGATTGCACGATGGCCGGGAAAGCGACCTGATTGGCCTCACCGAGTACATAGAGGTCACCGACCTCACACATCGTCGGATCGCCTACCACCAGCACCCGCGTCGGTCCATGGAGGTCATCCACATCCGCATCCATGTCGAAGCGCACGAACGTGCAGTCCCACGTGATCAACGGCGTGACGCCGCTCGTGGCTTGCGTGTTGTCAAAACGCCGAACGCGCAGTCCATAGAGCTTGGCGGGGTCGAGGTCGACCGGCCCATCCAGAAGGATGCGATTGCCATTGATCGCCTTGATGCGACCGGACGCGATGCCCCAGTCAACGACATCGTGGGCCACCATCACCAGCGCACCGCGCTTGGCAATGAGGTGCTCCATGTCGGCATTGAATGTGTAGACGCTTGTGCGCTCCCACGCCGCCGCCAGGTGATAGGCGCCGATGCTCCAGACGGCCGCTGGATTCGTGCAAACGCGTAGGTCCATCACCTCATAGATCGTCGCTGACGAGGCGTCATACCCTGACGCATAGACAACCAGCTCGTCCTCCTGGTTGTTGGCTTCGGGATTGATGAAGCGGCAGCGCAGCGCGTGCGGCGGGTCGTAATACTGCGTGGTTCCGCTGAAGTTCCAGCTATTGGCCGGCGCAAACATCTGCACCGGCACGGTCTGCGGCACGTCGCGCACGCAGCCATATTTGCCATTGGGCATGCCGAAGGTGGCCCGGCCGCTCGCCAACACATCCTGCGCTAGCTCGAAGAAGGTTCGGCCGTCCGACTCCACGTGGTTGTATTCGTAACTCCGTGCCGTGCATTCGGCTGCCCAGTCCACGATGCCATCGATATCCATGCGCGTGTCTGGCACATGCCGCGCCACGCCCGGGCTGGTGGTGTATAGCCAGTGATAGACCCATGCGCTGTTGCCCGTCGCGACACCCGTTGTCCAGGTGGCCGTCGATGGGTCATAGGTGCGGATCTTCTGCACGGCCTTGACGTTGACCGTGCTGACCATACCGTTGAGCTGGTCGGTCGCCTTGATCCGCATGACCAGCTTGGTCGTGCCCGTATTGCTTGGAGGTCGGTTGTCGACGCTGCGCAGGACAGTCCACGTCATATCCCAGAACCATTCGCGCCCCGAATCACCGAAGTGACCAAGGCGCGTCACTTTTACTTCGTATTGATCGCTGGTGTAGTTCTTCCATCGGATGCCAACGCGAAGCGTCTTGCTTTCGTTGTTCTTGATGGTGATTTGGTTCATCGCATGGTCGACGGTCGCCGCGCTCGACGATACCGAAAGGCCCGGCTGGTCATAGATGCCAAACCATGTAGTTGTGCCGACCTTGCGGTAGGCGATATCGACATTCACACCCGCATAGATCTTGTCACCATCGCTGTTGAAGCCATACAGGCCATTGGGAAACTGCAAGTCGACAGACATCTCGGCCGACCCCGCTTGACCCGTGCGCGTATCGCTATCGCTGTCATTGTTGAGCACGGTGCCTACCGACAGCTCGTACACGTCCTGTGTGAATAGCGTGGGCGTCGTGGTGACCTCCCACTCAACATCATCGTAGCTTTCGATGGGTGTTTCGCCGATTTTGATGTCGCTGACATCAAGATCACCGTACCCACAGTCGAGCATCATGCGCAGGTATTGGTCGTCGCCTGATATCTCGGTATAGGGGAGTGCTGCGTGGGGCGGGTAGAACACACATGTGCCGATGACCAGCGGGATCGGGCTGTACGGGCTCGCCTGATTCTGCGTACCCGTGAGCGATGCCAGCGTATTGAACGGATCCATGGCGCCCGCCTGCTTTGGCTGCGGCGGCGGAACGAGGAGATTCACCGCGGTGAAGCCCAAGCTCAGGATGGCCATGCCAACCTGTGGGTTTCGCGTGACGAATGTGGCGACAATGGCCACGATGATCACAACCAGCTTCAGGAGCTTGTTGTTATTCCCACCACCCTGCGGGAACGCCGTAATCTCCAACCTCTGGCCCATTCGTGGGCGCAGCTTGGGCCAGAACGCACGGGGCAACTCGATGCCACCCAGTGTGACCTTGAGGGTGTGGCGCGCACCATCGCCGAGGATTTCGGCGACGGTCTGACCTGCCTGCGCCTCCGCCACGTATTCATGCATGGCGGCGGGGTGCTCGCGATAGCTGAGCTGAACGCTGCCGTCAGTCATGGCGGTAAATGCCCTCGATGCGATTCTTCCATCGGTCGTTTCTCAGCTCATCACATACGACGCTGTCACCCGGAGCAGCGTGCATGAACCAGTTGGCATCGAGCATCACGCCGCAGTGCCACGGGCGACCCGCAATCTTCAGCGTGACCATGTCGCCAGCCCGCGGCTGCGTGGTCTCCGTCCAGCCGTCTTTCAGACCCGTCTCGATGGCATTGGCAATCGCCGGCCAGTCTTCGCCATTTCGGTAGCACTCGCTGTAGTCCGGCAGCAGCGTGTTGAACACCTCGCGATAGACCAGCCGAACGATGCCCCAGCAATCGATGCCTTCGCGACTGCGCCCTTTGTCGCGGTAGGGAATGCCGATGTAGCCGGCAGCCCAAATCGGGAGCGCACTCACAGGAACAGCCCCGGTGAGTTGACCGGCGTATAGGTCTGCGCCGGCACCTGCTGGTTCAAGATGTCGTCGTCGTATCCCAGCGTGCCGTTGATGGACAACACGTCGTAGTTGGTGGACTTGAGCGAAAAATCGAACGGGCCTGCCTCTACCGTGTCCGGGCTGCTGGCCAGAATCACCTCCAGCGTCACCTGCGGCACGCCTCGGATCAGGCGAATCTGGCGCAGCACTTCGCGATCAACGTTGTCGATCACGATATTGACCTCGGGCACCTGGTCTTCGGTCTGATCAGGGAGCGCCAAATTCATGGGGCACGGCAAGTAGTCGCCGGCCGCGCGACTGACCACCTCCGTGTTGTTGACCAGGCGCTGCGTATCGATGTCCGGATGCGTGATGGTCACGCATACCAGGAACACTTCCGCCGTCTCCTGCGCCAACATGGCCTGCAACGCCGTAACGCTGATCGTGCTGGTACTCATGGCACCATCTCCAGCTGCAGCGTTACGAGCCAGCGATCGACGCTGCCCTTCACAAATGCGCGCCCCGGGCGCTGCAGGAAGCGATAGGTGGCAACGTCGCCCGTCACCCAGTCGACCCAATCAAAGGGAAGCGCGTCCTGCAGTACGTCACGAAAAAACGACTGCAACGTATTCCACTGAGCTGAGTTCATTTTCATGGTGCAAGTGAACGGCTCAGCCACCGCCGTATAGCGGCGCCGAACCTTCGCCACGCCGGCATCGGTGCTGCTGCGAATGGTGTTATTCACCCCCGCGTAAGCGGTCGACGGATCAGCCAGCGGTGGCGGCAGCGTGCTCGGATAGACGGGGTTGGCCATCGCTTAGCCACCCGACAAGGCAGGCGCATAGCTGCGGCCCGAGCGGCGCACGCCAAAGGTGCGGCTAATGGCCTGCCCGACCACGCCGTTCTTCATCACGTTTTGCGCGACCTGTGCGAGAAACACATCAATCACCTGGTTGCCGTTGCCGTCTTGACTCTCTTGCGTCTGGGTGCCCTCGGGCGCCCCATGGATATTCACGACGACTTGGGCGGCGCCTGAAGACCCTGACGTCCCATCCCCGCCACCGATCATGCCGCCCGACGCATGCCGCGGCAGGCGCTTGGACCGCACTGCGTCCATGAAATCACTGCCGTAGTAATCGACCGCATCCTTCGGCTGCATGTATTCGCCGCGGCTTCCCCACATCAGGATGCTGTCGCTGGTGGCCGTGCCCGGGCCGTCGATGGGGCCGCCATTGGCGCGTCCACCAGCGCTGCTGGCAAAGTTGAAGTTGCCACCGAAGGAACCATCGCTTCCGATATTGCTGTAGCTGCTGTCGCTACCGCCCAGGGAGTTGAAGCCACTGCTACCGCCCCCGAAGAAACTCAGCAGCGCCGACTCGCCCTCAGCAATCAAAGCTTTCGCGGCCATATGGGCCAGCATGTTGTCGAAATCCTTCTCGAACGAGGCAAAGCTCACCTTTCCTGATTGAGCAAAATCGGCCAGGCCATCTTCCAGGTCGTTGTTCAAACCGCCAAAGGCATCCTTGACGTAGTCCGCGGAATCGCGCGCCTGATCCACATAGTTCTGCAGTGCCGTTTTTGCGCCATTGGTCCAGTCCGATTGCGCCGCATCCATTTGGGCATAGCCGTTCTGGATGATCTGCACCTTCTGCTGGGTGGCCCGCTGCAATGCCGCCACATCGGCCTGGTAGGCATCTTCGGACAATCCGCCGGCCTTGCCATCGATGCCCGCCTGGCGCTGCAGCGCGAGCTTTTCCATGGCCTCAGCTTCATCCTGATAGGCCTTGTTGATCTTCTGCTGCTGGGCGTACTCCTTGTCGCCCATGCCGTAGTGAGCGACCTCGCTATCCATCTGCTGCTGGAGCGCGGCGTTGCTCTTGTCCAGCGCGGCGGCGTACTCCTTTTCACCATCCAGCTCTTTCTGGCGGTTGGCGTCGAGAGTCTTCTGCAGCGCCTGCTGTCCGCGATTGAACAGGTCGGCTGCCTTGGTGGCATCGCCACCCTTGGACATGTAGACGCCCATCTCGTCGGCCAGTCGAGCGATGCCCTGCTCGTACTGGGTGAGTGCCGCATCGTCGGCGCTGATCGATTTGACATCCAGCGCATCCACCTGACCCGAGAAGGTGGCGTAAGCGGCCACCTCGGGGTCCTTGGGACCCTTGCGCTGCTTGTACTTGTCGTTGATGCCAGCCAGATCACGGTCGTACTGTCCGCCCGAGAACGAGAAGCTGCCATCGGCATTCACCACGCGCTGCACACCCGCCAGGCGCGGATTGCTCGACGAGGTGTGCTCCCACATCTGCTCATAGGTGGCAGTGAGGTCGTTGATCTCCTGCTGCTTGGCGCGGATCTTGTCGAGCTTCGCGAAATGCTGGTCGTAATAGGCGTCAGCCTGGGCACCCAGGCGATTGTCGTCACTGGTCTGACCGGCCTGCGCCGCCTGGTCGCGCGCCTTCTGAATGGCATCGGCCATGGCCTGAACCTGCTGGCGTTCGGCCTCCAGCTGCTCGGGCGTGTAGACCTGACCGAACAGGCGATCCAGCGGGCTATTGCGCTGAGTGCTTTGCAGGTGCGCTTCGTAATCTTGGCGCGCCATCTGGAACTGTTCCATCGGCGACTTGCCGGTGAACAGTTTGGAGGTGGCATCGGCGATGGAGGCGGCGCCATTCTTCCAGCGCTGGATCAGGCGATCGATCAGGCTTTCCTGGTCGTGCTCCGCCGCGGCGGTGTTGCGCATGGCATCGATAATGGCCTGATACGCCGTGGCCACACTGCCCGCCTTGTCGCCCTCCTCCTGCAATGCCTTCACATGGTCCAGAACTTCGGGCGTGATGTTGCCGTAGAGCGCATCGATCTTCTGGAGGGTCTGCAGCGGATCCTTCGACAGCTCATCGAACGTCTGGATGATCTGCTTCTGGCTCTCGCCCGTGGCCTCGCCAAACGCTACGGCCGCCTCCGTCGCCAGCTTGAACGTGCTGGTGGTCACCGCGCCCGAGGCCATCAGGCCTTGTTGCAGATTCAGCACCTGACGCTGGTTCGTGTAGAACGTCGCGTACTGCGCAGCCATCTGCTTGACCTGGTCCGCCGTTTGACCGGCGGCATTGCCACTTCGAATAATGGCCTGCTCCAGCGCGGACTCCTGCTCGGCAGCCTCGAGGAATCCCGTGGCCAGCAGCCCTACCGTGGCCGTGAAACCGGCCAATGCCAGGCCCGTTGGCGTGAGCAGCGTGGCGATCAAGCCAGAGCTGTTGGCCAGCGCCGCACCCGAGCGCTGGATGCGCCCGTACTGCCCGCTGATGACGTCACTGAGAATGGTGGCGGCTTCGGACATCGAGCGGGAATTGACCCCGAAGTGCGCGGCCTGCTCGTCATTGCTCTTGGTGGCAACGACCATCGCGGCAGTGGCTTCTGCCTCGGATGCCAGCAGCGCATGGTCGGCGGCGACCTTGAGGTTGCTGGCCTCTATCTGCGTGCGCAAGGCCGACGTTTGCGCGGCCGTGAGTTCCACGCGCTTACCGGCCGCCTCCGCCAGGGCGCGCTCACTGAGCGCAATGCCCGACGTGGCCGCCTGTTGCTCCACGGATGCCGCCACCATCGCCTTGATGCGCGCGGAAGCCGCCTCCGACGACTCACCCAGTGCGGTGGTTGCCGTCGTGGCCTGCGCGGCCGACTGTGCGGTGGCCGTCCCGAGGGCCAGCTGGGCGGCGGCAGCGTCAGCCGCCGACTTCGCCTGCCCCTGTTGCGCCTGGTCGAGAGCTGTCGTGCTCTGGGTGGCGCCATCAAGGGTCGCCTTGAGCGACCCATCGGTGGTGCCCTCGATCTTTACCCGAAGCGTGTTCTCGGTGATCGTGCCCATTAGTCCTCGGTTTGCTTCTGCTGGCGTTTTTTCTCGGCTTTCTCTTCCATGGCGTCCAGAAAGGCCCGCTCGATGATGCGCAGGTCGTCCATCAACTCCGGCAGCCCGACATCCTCACCCTCCTCCGCGGACGCCTCAGCGAGCCATCGCGGCAGGTACAGCTGCAGCACGGCCAGACAGGCGGCGTAGTCGAGACCGGTAGCACCGCCAAAGGCGACCCGCCATTGCGTTTCGCAGGTGTCGAACGCGCGCACCGCCAGGCGGCATTCCGGCAGCAACGTCGGCCGCGGGCAGCGATCGCCACAGCCGCCGCTTTCGCGGCACTTCTTGCAGTAGGCCGGGAGATCGGTGTCGGGGAACAGGCACTCCGTGTCCCATAGCCGATCCTCCTTGCCGTTGGTGGTTACGCCTGGACTGGCTCCGGATACCCAGCGAGCCCAGGCGACGAGTTTTTTGCTTTCGCTCCGACGGACGCATCGAGCAGGCCGCTCAACAACGTGTCGCGCAGAAGGCTGTCGTCAATGAAGGCTTCCAGCGCCTGCGCGGTGAATGCCAGCGGGTTGCCCTCGATATCACCGATGTTCGACCAACCCTTGACGCGAGTGCGCAGGCGGTCGTCGTCGGCCTTGGTGCGCTCGTCACTGAGCGCCACGCGCTTCGCACGCAGGTCATCCGTGTCCGACTCGCCATCAGCCGGCACCAGCAGGCGAAACTGGCGGGAATACGCGATGATTTCCTCATCGCGCGCCCGCTGTTCCGTGCGCGTCAGTCGCTGATACGTGATGTAAATGGTGACGGTCGTGGTGCTACCGTCCGGCTGCACCTGGTTGACCTCCACCGGCCAGCGGACGCAGCCATTGTTGGCGTGTACGAACATGCAAACCCCTTACTGAATGGTGGCGATCGGCGTCTTGAGCGTGAAGGTCACGCCCGTCTCGCCGGTGGTGCGGTGGCTGTCGAAGGTGCCGGTGAGGTGCACACCCTTCGGGCCGGTCACTTCGGGCGTGGTCGCTGCAAACACGAGCGCCGGGATATTGATGGTGAGCTTCTCGTTGCCGAGAGTGCCGTCACCGGTGCCGCGCATCAGCGTCAGCACGAGGCTCGTGTCGGTATCGTTCAAGGCGAGCTGCAGGAGGCCATCGTCCTTGAGCAGGGTGTCGATGGTGCCCGACACCGCGAACTGACCCTCAGGCAGATCGCCGCGCTTGCCACCGCCGCCGACGACATAGGTGTCCTCATCGAGGTTGTTGCTGATGGTGAGGTCGACCTTGGCCGCATCGAGCTCGATGGCGCCGCCGCCAAAGACCAGCGTCGCGGTCAGCGCGCTGAATGCGGCATGGCCGGTATCGGTCGGCGTGGCATCCAGCGGCGTATCGCTGGCCACGTAATCTGAGCCGGTCACCGTGGGCGTGAACTGGATGAAGCCGGAGGGACTGATGCTCAGCGTTGCCGAGGCGACGCGACAGCCCAGCAGGCGGTTATAACGCGAGGCGGACGTGAACGATGGACCCAGATCGGATTCCATCGTGAAGCTGGGCGGCAACGCGTTGGCGCCACTGGCGGCCGGCTGGAACACATGCGTGGTGACACCGGAGGCCGTGGTGCTGGTCGGGGCGCCAAGCAGATGCTTCAGCCAGAAGCCGATCGTTTGCGGTGCGGCATTGATCTGCACGGTACCGCTCACGGTGCGGTTGCCCGCCACGCTGCGCACCATGCCGCGGAAGCCCGTGATGGTGGCGTCGCTGTCGCGCGTCTGCGAGGCCTTCACGCTGTTCTGCACGTACGGCAGGATCAGCGCATCCGGCGTGGTCGCCGGAACACCATAGGCCGAATCGGTGCAGCCGATCAGGCGAACATTGGAGCCACGTACCTGCTGAGCCATGATCAGGCCTCCTCGTGTGTTTCGGGGGTCGGTGCCGGCAGCGGTGCCGATGCGGGTGCAAGTTCAGCCCGGGCGGCGCGCTCGTCATCGGGATTGGCGAAGGCAAGCCCCTTCACGTCCACCAGGCGCACGGCTTCCGCTGCGGGCACATCGATGCTCTGGGTGCGGCGGACACCACCGACCGCGAATACGCCAGGCAACGTGCCATCGCGAAACACCACTTCGTATGTCTTGTTCATACATCCCTCTCAATGACGAGTTGCGCCTGAATGCGTGCGGCCCAGACTTGGCGCGGGTGAAGCACGCCCTGGTCGGGAACCCATTGCTGCAACCACGCACCGGCGACGCCACCAGGCTGCGGGTTACGCAGGAACAGCCGCGCGAAAATATCGGGGAGCTGCGCGCGCTGATCAGCGGCGCGCTCGCGGTCTTGCTCGTTCCACAGCAGACAAACATCCAGGCCGCTCTCGAACTGCTGTTCGTAGTGACCAATGGTCAGTCCGGTCTCATCGCTTCCACCGAACGATGACGCGTCGCCATTGCCCTGCTCCATCAGGTAGCACGGCAGTTGCTTGTCGTTGATCTGGGCCCACGGCACGTTCGAACGCATGACCGTGGTGACCTGCTTGCCCAGCACCGTCTGAATGTCGGCAACGAACGTGGCATCGCCTATCAGCAACGCGCGCACGCCGTCGGTAAAATCCTTCACGCCCATGCCTTGAGCGCCTCCTCGACGTTGCCCTGCACCACCGTCAACGGCTGCACCTGCGCCACGGCGTCATCAAGAAACGGGCGCGGCGTGCGTTGGGTCATGCGGTGTTTGCCGCGGCCCGCCCACTCGGGCACGAGACCGGAGTGGATGGCGACGGCATAAGCCGACGTGTTGATCACATAGCCGCTGATCGGCGAGGCCATGGCGGTCGCCTGGTTGGCGCGCAAGCCACCGGGCGTGCGAATGGGCACCGGATAGGTCCATGGATCGGCCTTGCGCCCACCACTCAGCAGGGCAATCGCGGCGCGATTGGTCAGCGTGATGGCTTGCTTGACGCCGGTGCTTAGCGCCGCATCGAGCGACGCGATGATGGCGCCCACTTTCGCGGCAAATTCGTTGGGTGCGTAGGTGCTCATGGGCACCCCAGCGCACGGTTGGGCGACGGGTAACGACCGGTCTCCACGATGCCACTGGCCATGCCGCTGCCGTCGTAGAGTCCACTGTCATCTGTGCCGGCGGCCTGCATGGCCTCACCGAGCCAGTACGTCGCATCCTGCAGGGCGTCCGACTCTTTCTTGCGCAACTCGGCCAGAAGCGCGGCCTGATCCTTGTTCAGGCCGTTGACCACCGCCGCATCGACCACCGCATAGCGGCGGCGAAACAGCACCGAACTGGAGTACGCCACTTCCGCCTTGACGGCGCAGTCGAACGCGTAGGTTTCTTCCGCGAGCGACGCATAGATGGCCGCCGAACACTTCTGCTCCACCCACAGGCTGGCCGACTTCAAGACCTTGTCCAGATAGGCATTGAACGCATCGCCGTCGCTCTGGGCGAATTGCGAGGCGACAAACCCTTCATCCAGCAGGTCGTCGTGGGTGGCCTTGGGAGTGCTCATGCTGCCTCGTGAAAAAATGCCGCGCGGTGGAACCCGCGCGGCGGATCGCTCGGGGAGGTGAGCGCGATCAGGTGAACAGGACGCGTGCCACCTGGTCCTGGTCGCCGATGGCGGCATTGGTCTGGAACGTGCCCACGTAGTCGTTGGCACGCACATAGATGTTGCGATTGCTTTCGATGGACAGGTCCAGCCAGTCGCCGCGCTTGAGCTTGCGACCCGGCAGGATCAGGTAATAGCCGCCGAGGTTCGCCGGCAGCTTGGTCGAGGCCACCACGGCGGACACGTGCACCGTGACCGGCTGGATGTCCTTGTTGTAGGCCACGATCAGGCTGCCGGCGCTCGCCGTCAGCATCTGCGTGATGCGACCCACATCTTCCGGCGCGCAGGCGATCACGAAGCCCGCACCCTGGCCGGCGCCGTAACCCTTGGCATTCACCTTGCGGAGAATGCCGGCAGCGGCCTTGTTCAGCGTCTTCGTGTCGCTGGTGTCGAAGGCCACGTTGATGGACGACGGCAGCGCGGTCAGCAGGTCGTAATGCCACTGCGCCTTCTTGTCCCAAGCCTTGGAGTTGAACTCGGCCACGGTGTCGCTCACCGACCACCACTTCTGGAAGCGCAGCCAATCGTCGAGGATGCCGACGCCGTCAGCGAACGTGACATACGGCACGCTCATCAGGCTGTCGGTGACGTTGCGGCGGATCTTCACTTCGGCGCCCGGCTTCACCTGGTTGAAGGTGATGCCTTGGTTCGCGTCGAGAATGTCGAAGCGATCCAGCGGGCTGCTGCGCATGTCGACGAAGTCGAAGAACTGGGTGTAGCCCAGATCCATGTCCGGCATGTTGGAGTGGAAGAACTCCACCACGCGGTTGGTCGGATCGACCAGGTTGGGGTTGTCGCCCGGCACGGCCCACTTGGTGGCCAGATGCGAACGCACACGCTCGGCGCTCGGCATCTTGAGGTCGCCGCTCGCGCCGCCGATGACCTTGACACCACCGACCATGGCGATTCGCGGCGAACCACCGAGCTGCGAGTACATGGCCGGCAGACTGAAGTCGAGGTTGATGGCCTGCTCCAGCTGCTTGAGCTGTTGCGCGGGATCGGTCACCTTGCCGAGTGCGTGGAAGTTGCTGAAGTTGCGCATGTGGCTTGGCTCCTTAGGCCGCGAATGCGTTGAACGCGACGAGGCCCGTCACCGCATCGCCGGAAGCCGCAGGCTCCAGCGCGTAGCCGATGAGCGTGTTGCTCGTGGCCACGTTGGTGATGACCTTGTTGGTGTTATCCCAGTACAGCTTGTCCATCGCGCTCCACGCGACGGCCGCCTTCGGGGCGTCGCTGATTTCCGCGTCATAGACGTAGCCGTTGAGGGCGTTGGCGTCGGCCGTCGAGGTCGGGATGAGCACGCGGCCGTTGTTGACGATGGGAGCGTGGGCGACGGTGGCCACAGCGAGCATCAGCTGCGTGGTGCGGATGCGGGCGGCCGGCGAACGAGTCTGCAGCATGATGCTGTCTCCTGAAACCGTGTGGACCGATTAGGCCGAGAAGGCCGGGTTGTTGATCGGCGAATCGGCGGGTGCCTCCTGGCTGCCGGCCGGCGGCGGGTTCGGATTGGCGCCCTTGATGCCGTGATTGGTCGGCAGCCGTGCCTCCAGGCCCTTCTGCATCGCCACCAGGCGATCCACCGGCATGGCGCTGAGGAATTCCTTGGAAGCCGAGACAGACGGCTCGTCGTCGCCGGTGATCTTGAGCTGGCGTTCCATGCCCACGATGTCATCGACCAGCGAGGCCTTGTAGGACTTGCCATCGGTGACCAAGCGAGCCAGCGAGGCCGGATCGTCGAGCAGCGTGGCGTTGTCGCCCAGCGCGGTCTTCAGCGCGGCCAGCGAGATCGCGGCCTTTTCGTTGTTCGCAGCCTTTTCCTTCAGGGCGTCGATCTGCTCTTTCGTGAGTTCCATGGTGTGCTCCGGATTGGATTGGTGTCTGGCGTTCTTCACGGCACGCGCGCCCTGCTGAGCACCGAGCCACACAAGGGACATTTCCAGCGCCTGACCCGGCGCAGGCCAGCGCACAGCCGTCAGCTGCCGGTTGTCGTTGTCGTAGATGGGCTGCGGCGACGGAGCGGTGAAACCGATGCTCACGTCACCGGCAATGCCGGCGTCCTGCTTGATCAGCAGGCTGGCGTTATCTTCGGTGCGCGCGTAATAGGCGCTCGCATAGAGCACCTTGACCTGCGTGCGATCGGGCGGCAGCTGAAGGTTCGGCTCATTGAGCAGCGCGCGGGCATCGGCCAGCGACATCATCTCCGTGCGCGTGTCAAAAACCTTGCCCTCGGCCGGACCGCCGTCGCTTCGCCAGCTGGTCGGATGCGTCACATAGACGCCTTTGCCCAGCAGCGTGGTCGCAAAGTTGTCGAGCAGCGCCTCATCGAAGCATTCGTTGTCACGATCGATGCAGTTGTGCGCGAGCACGTACTCTCGCAACTGCAGTTCGTCTGGCGTGAAGTCGCGAAGGGTGTACTGCCGAATCTTCGCGAGAGCAGCGTCATCGGCCGCAAGCGCGGCCTTGACGTGGAGTGCGAGCGCCTTGTGCTGGCTCACTTCGTGCGAGCCTCGCGTACCGGCTTCACGTTGGCCACGCGCCACGCGGCCTGTTCGCCGCTGAGCGGGCCCGCATAGTCGGGGTGGCGGTAGTCATCGATGGAGAGCTTGCCGGCGGGTTTCGCCGCCGGCTCGCCCTTCCCTTCCACCGCCGTGGAGTCTTTGTCGCCACCCTCGTCCTGCGCATCCAGCGCGGCGAGCTGCTTATCGATGGCTGCCTGCAGCGTGGTGCGCGGCGTCGGCGCTGCAGCCTCCTGGGCTGCCAGTTCGATCAACGAGGCGCGGTCGAGGGTCGGAAGCGCCTCACTGATCTGGGCCACCGACTGCTGCTGAAGGTTGGAAATCTCGGCCTTGTCCATTGCGAGCGCCTCAGGCGTGAATGTCGTTGTAGACGACATCACACCCGTGACGCGGGCGGCGCATCAAGGCCCGAGGCGCCGCCTACACATGGCCAGCAACGACACAAAAACATGATGGGTGCGAATCGCGCACCGGCATCGGGCCCACCCCAACGGCGTACGGGCCTTCCTCGGCGATGCGCGTGCAGACCTTGCAGGCCTCCGGCGCGAGGATCCAGTCGTATTGCGCGATGCCCATGCCAGACAGACCGTCGATCTGCCCCTGCGCATGGCTTGCCGCAATTTCCGACTCGGCCAGGCGCTCCCAGTCGTAATCGTGCGTATCGAACTGATCGCTCAGCTGCTTGGCCACGTCATCCGGGTTGTCGCCGTTGTAGGCGCCGTCGATCAGGGCATGCACGATGTCGTTCTCATACACGCGCACCGTGGTTTTCTGCAGAGTCGAATGCAGATCGGTGGCCAGCGCCACGGCCCGACGCGTGCGCGCCTGCTCGGCAATGGTCGACGCTTCGTCGGCACGGTCGACGCCGGAAGCCGCATTCTCGATACCGCGTACCCACACCTCCAACGCCAGTTGCACGAGCGCGCTGTCGGGCGACGTGTTCGTGGCAATGAACTCGGCCTGCAGGTCGGTCAGCTTCTTCAGCATCGTCATCACGTCGAACTGGAAAGTTTCAGCCGCCGCCTTGGTGGTCGGCAATTTGAGCGCAGCCAGCGTGTCATCACGCAGTTTGTTCCACGCGGAACCAAGTGCGGACACGGCCGCCTTCTGGATACGCGGCAAGTTGGGGTCGTCGATAGCCCACTGCTCGGACGCCGCCTTGCGGGTGACCTTGGCGCGCGGCGTGAACTGCGAAGAGAGCGCCTTGACCACGAAGCCATCGCCGACCAGCGAAGCCGCTGTCTCGGCGAGCAGATCATTCAGCTGCTTGCGTGACGCCTTGGTCGGCGCGTCGTCGCTCTGCGGGTCGGTGTTGTCGGAAGGCAGTGTCACGCCGCCGTTGCGGAGCATCAGCGCGGTCTGGGCGTTGAGGAACCCCGCCTGCGCGCGCTTGAGTTCGTCGCGGAGGTTCGGCAGGCGCTGCACCAGTTTCCAATCACCCGGCTTCCACGTCTTGCCGCGACCTCGCAACCAGGTGGCCACCAGCCGGTCGAGGCCCGGCAGGCGTGCTTCGAAGCGCGTCTTGCTCTCCTGCAGCACCACCTCGGCCTGGTTATCGGCCATGCGCTCGGCGGTACCGAGCTGGATACCGAGCATCCAGGCCGGCAGGCCGACCTTGCCGAGGATCTGCTCCAACATGTGCCGGGCGGGCATCTCGATGCTGAGTACCTTGCCATCTCCACCCACAATGCTCACTGTGATGTCGTCGTCGGCGCCGACGGCCGTCGTGAAATCCGCGCTGTTGCCGCCGCGCTTGGCATTGATGGCCGTGGCCAGATCGTTCGCGAGCTTCGCGCGACGCGACTCGAGCGCCGCATCCTTCAATGCCCGATTCTTGGTCTTGTAGTTGATGTGGAAGATGGGATCGCCGAAACGATCCCATGCCTGCGACTGGGCGTTATGCATGCGCAGGAGGATCTGACTCACGAACTCGATGCCGCGCATCAGGCTGACGCCATACGGGCCATCATTCTCCGGGTTGAACGCGCTGTAGATCAGCGTCTCCGGGTTGAGTTGCGTATAGCCCTTGCCCTGGATCACCGAGGCGTTGAGCTGCTGCGGCGAATTGCGCAGCACCGTCTGCACGCTGTCGGTACCGTCACGGCGTCCCACAGCGCGCGGGATGGGCGGCAGATACCAGGTCTCCATCTGGCCGGTGTCAGTGTTGCGGTGGAATAGCACGCCCTTGCTGTCGGCCACGCGCAGGCCGATCAGCTCGCGACCACGGCGGTCGAACACCATCTCGCCGACAGTGAAGCCCTGCTCGTATACCTCACCACCTTGCGAAGCGTAGAAGGCCTGCAGGCCGCCCTGCAGGTCACCCACGGGAATGGAGGCGATGAGCTCGCTCTGGATCAGCTGCACCAGCGCGTCGTTGCCGCCCTCCACATCGATGATGCCATCCACGGTCACCAGTCGATTGATGGCGCCATCGAGCACGCCGAGCGATGAGCGCAATGCCTCGAGGAACCACGGATTCACCTCGCGCGGGATGAAGCCTTGGCCGATGGCGCCCTGCCATGGACCCATCGACATGCTGCTGCGCACGAGTGCGCTACTGCCTACATCGTTGGATTTGCGGCCAGACAGCCACGCGAGTGGATTGAGGTTCATTCAGCAATCTCCGGCAGGTCGACGGTCTGCCCCGCAAGCGCGTGCGTGCAGTCATCGAGGAATTGGATGCGACCCTCGCGAATGAAGGTATGGCACACATAGGGAACTTGTTTCTCACCATCCCAGCGGTGGGATTTGCAGAGCAGCGACGGGGCAAACGTTGGGCGATCAAGATCGCCGTTAAACGTCCAAAGATCCGGTCTAGCATGCGTCGAGCGCTCCATGCCAGGCGCCACCCAGTCCGTTTGCAAAAGGTGAGCTGACGGTCGGCCATCCGGCCAGAGACAGCCAGGACACAAGACTTGGACGCCATAGAAGCGACCCTCGCCATCGGTCACGATCTTTGCCTTGGTCATGCCACCCTCGCCTCGCTGCCGCTGCTGAATACGTCGATTTCGCCGCCCACGTCGTCGTAGAGCTGACGCAGCATCTGCATGCGGCGCGCATCGATGTCGTGGTCATCTTTCTTGGCATAGATGGGCCACTTAGTGCCCTGCCGTGCCGTGTGATTGGTGAGGTGGTTGAGCACTTCCACGTCATAGGCCATGGCATAGCCCATCGCCTGCAGGCGCTGGCTGATGCACTGCGTGGCCCAATGCTTGGCCGGCGCACGCACGATGGTTTCGCCGGCGCCGTCATCGCGGGCGCGATCGATCAGCGGCTCGCCATCCTCGCCCACGCAATCCACGGCGTTGGAGAACTGGAAGCCGGTCATCACCTCGTCGAAGCGCTGCTCGGCGTAGGCCTCCAGCGTCTGCAGATCTTTCACCACCACCGTACCGGCACTGCCAAGGTCAACGCCCCAATGCGGGCGGCCACCGAACAACTCCTGCAGGCAGAAAATCAGCTCGCGCTGGATGTAGTAGTCGACGCCCTTGGCGTTGATGCGAAGTACGTCGTGCAGCTTGGGGCCGCGCTGTTCGCTGATGATGATTTCGGTGGGGTCGTTGGTTTCGCCCAGGTCAGCGCCTGCCCAGAACACGCCCGTGCTGACGCCGACTAGGTGCTCACGCAGGAGTGCGCGCATGGCGGATCGCCGCTCGCTATCGTCGCGACTGGCGAAGGGCGCCAAGGCCACGGTGCCATCGAACAGCCAGTCATAGGTGCCCGATTTGCGGCCTTGTTCCACGTGGAGAACTACGCGTTTCACGCCCACGTGCAGCTCGCCGCGCTGACGATCCACGTTGAGCGTGAGCACGCGATAGTCCGGCAGGTCGGTGACGTTGGGCAGCAGCAGATCCCAGCTCCAGACCGGATTTTCCGCCTCGCCCCACTCGCCGAGCACGTTGCGCTTGTAGCCAGGCGTGTGGCGCCCGCCGAACAGACGGATGAACTCCGCATCGCGGTCGGCGCTCCAGAACGGCGACGGCATGATCGTCTTGGGCCAGTGGAACAGGCGCCACCCCTTGGCCATGGCATCGAGACTCGGCAGCGCCTGCTGACTCAGCCGGAAAAACTCCGTGCTGCGGTCACCGTCCGGCACGCTGTAGACACGCTTGCGGCAGCCAGGCATGGCGGAGCGCCAGAATTCCGACCACTGCACCGCGCGCTTGAGCTTTGCTGCCTCATCCATCAAGGCCATGGCGTTGACGTGCACACCACGGAAGGCTTCGCCATCGTGGCCAGCGGGCCGGTAGTACACGCGACCGATGCCGGGCTTCTCGCTCTCACCGAGCGGAATGGTCAGGAACCGCTGCATCATGTGCGGCGTGCGCTTGGGCTTGAGCCAGAACTGGCTGAGCAACGAGCCGCTGGCTTTCTCACCGCCCTCCTGCGCGCCCACCTGCTCCTCGATGGCGAGGATGATTTCGTCGAGGTGCGTCTGCTGCGGCGCGCCGACCAGCATCCACGGCCGGCGCACGGTGAAGCCCATGCAGGTGCATTGCCCCCACAACACCAGCACGGTGATCTCGCGCGTCTTGCCGACCTCGGCGCCGTCCTGGTGCACCACATCCTGCGACCAGGCGCGGCAGCTCTCGCGCTGGTAATCGAAGAACTGCCAGGGCTCGCCTGTACGTGGTTCCACGAGGAACGTTTCGCTCCAGCGCACCGGATCTTCAAACACGAACAGGAACAGCGCCTGCTCCAGCGTCAGTCCGTAGTCGCCGCGGTCGAGGCGTTGCCACGCCCAGCCACGCGCGGCCATCCAAGCATCGAACTCATCAGGCGCAAACACGCCGCGCTCGCTCATCTGGCGAAGCACATCGTGATCGGCGGTAGGAAGCGAGCGCTTAGCCACGCCGCGCGCGCCGCAAAAGACGCCATGTGTTGGGGCGGGCCTGCACGTGCGCCCAACGATCGCGAAGCTTGGCGCCGTATTCCGGATCCACGCTGGTCACCGAGCTCAAATACAGCTCGCGAAAGCGGTTGCACCACTCCTCGAGGAAGCGATTGTCGGACTCAAGCTGCTCACGCTCTGTCGTCAACGCGACGAATTTGCGAAGCAGCGCCCTCTCCTTGCGTGAGGCGCTCGCATTGCGCTGCAGCCAGCCGGCGGCGTACATCAGCGCACTGATCACCAGCCACCCCATCAGGCTAGTCATGGCCAGCACCCGGCAATCGCTTCTGCGCGCGATTGAAAATCGCGCCAAGCAGCGTTTGCAGACCGCCCGCCGCCTCATCCTCATCGCGCAGCTTCTCGCGCGCCTTGGGCGTCGCCATCAGCTCGGCGAAGTTGATGCCCAGTGTCTCGTTGAACTTGATCAACATGGGCAGCATGGGGTTCGCCTTGTACTCGGCAATGACCAGGTTGCCCTTGTCGTCTTTGGCCACCTCGCCCTCCTTGGAGACCCACGGGATGGCCAGCAGAAGACCATCGTTCGCAATGGACTCACGGATCTGCCGCAGCAACGCCATGTTGCCGGCCATCTCGGTGGCGAGCAGGCCGTGCATGCCATCCATCTCGCCGTCCGTGAAGGCGCTCATCAGCGCATCAAGCGCGTGCACGTAGACGGTCTTGTCCAGGCAACTGGCGCCGGCATGCGTGAGGCCATCGAGCACCAGGCTGCACGGCGCCTCGGTGCGCGACGGATTGTCGGGATGAAACGGACACGTCGTCACGCACGGCTTGCCGAACATCTTGGCCATGCTGGCCGCACCCTGCGCGAACTGGGAGCGATTGATGGCGCTGTAGCGACCGTGCACCCAGGCATTGCGGCTGCTGGCTGCCTTTCCCTCGATCGTGACCGGCCCTGTCGCGGCTGCCGCGGCGGCAGGCAGGTTGTTGCGGCGTTGCTCGCGGGCAGCGTCGCTCATGGTGTAGGGGCGCTTGGTCTTGTCACTCATGCGCGCTGTTTCTCACGGATGGGGGCGGCGCTTACAGGCCGGCCATGGACAACCCGGCGCACGGTGCGAGGATTCACCCCAAGCCGCGTGCTGATTTCGCAGGTGGACAGGTGGTGCTCGTTGCGCAGGCGTCGGATTTCCCGGTCGCGCAGGTCGACCCAGACGCGCCGGACCAGCTGTTCGCGGGTCGGCACCCACAGCTTGATCCCACCCACCTCGTCGAGCACGGCCATCAGGTTTTCCAGGCCAATGCGCTGGGCCAGCAGCATCCACAGGTCGTCATCCGTGCGCGGCGCATGCTGTCCATGGTTCGCCAGCAGCTCCCGCTCGAACGATGTGGGCGCTTCACCGCGGCGGGAGAATGCTGGATCCATTGCGCTTCCTCTCGATGTCTTGTGCCCAGAGCGGCAGGTCGTCAGGCAGCGTGCCTAGCGCAGCATGCTGACGGTGGGATTTGAGGCTGTGCTTGTTCATGCGCGCACTCACCGCGAGGTAGCGGCGCGTGGTTTCAATCGACTCGTGCCCCATCAGGATGCGGATGCGCTCGATGTCGGTACCGTCGTCGTACAGCATCGTCGCGAACGTCACGCGGAAGCGGTGCACGCCCCACGAACCAAGACCCGCGCGTCGCGCCGCACGCTTCACCAGGTCCTCCACGGCCTTGACGCCGAGCGCATGGCCGGCGCCGCCGGCGCGCGAGAGATTCACGAACACGGCGTCGGTGTGCGTCTCGATCTTGCTGCGCGCCTCCAGCCATTCGACTAGCGCGCGCACCACCGGGCCTTCGATCGGCACCGTGCGTTCCTTGCTGCCCTTGCCGAACACATGCACGACGCCCTTGCGGTCGCTGCTGAGTTCCAACTGATCGATGCGCAGCGCCGTCATCTCCTCGCGGCGCAGACCGGTCGTGAGGAACGTCAGCAGCATCGTGTGATCGCGCTGCGCCACCAGCGGCATCGGCGCCTGCAGCGCCGCGACAAACAGCGCCTTGAGCTGCGCCATCGTGTATTTCTTCGCTTGCGTCTTCACCAGCTTCGGTGCGGCATAGCCAGCGGTCACATCAGCGCCGATGCCGCGTGTGGCGCGGTAGCTGTACAGACTGCGCACGGCCATCAACGCCTGCCGACGCGACGAAACGGACAGGCGGCGTTTCGCAAACAGCCATTTCTGCCAGGCGTCGAGGGTGGCGGTTCGCAACGTGCGGTAGTCGTGGCCGTTGTCTTCGACCCAGCCCATGAAGCGGGCCACGGCCTCGACGTAATCCGCCGCCGTGGTCATGCCCCGAAAGCCTCTCACCACGACCAGGAACTGCACCCAGAGCCAGCACTCACCGAGCCACAGGGCATCGCGCCATGCGCGACCCTCCACGGCACGCATGGCCGACGCCAAGGGTCCGCCTTGGCTCAGCAGCTGAGCGCGAATCTGCATCTCCTGCGGCGGCAGGACCAGCGTTGCCGGCGGCGGCGGAACATCAGCCACGGCGCACCTCCGCGAAATCTAAAAACCCTCCCCATTTTTCGAGGGGCAAACAGGTTTGGGTGGTGGGGTCGGAGGGGTTTGCTTTTGTAGGGGGGTGTCCTGCACCGACCCGTGCCGCACAGCCGGAAGCCGCACCACGCAAGGCTTCGCAGCCCTCGCCTTTCGGCTTCGTGCCAAACCCACGTAGGCGGAAACTCAGGGGAGAGAGCGCAGCGGCTAAGACCGCAGCGCAGAGCCATCCGCGAGGCATCACCGCACGGAGTGAGTTACCCCCGGTAACACTGGTAAGGCGAGCCCTCATGGGGAAAGACCGAGAATCTTGGCGCACTTCAACCTCTCCGCAGTGATGCTGGCTGGTTCTGGCTCACCTGGTCGCACGGTCACGCGGACCTTTGCGGGCAACGCACGTGGGATCGGAACGTCGAGGTTTTCACCACGTGCATGCCGATCGAGTGCCGTGCGCAGCGCCGTGCCGAAACAGGCGCGCAAAGCCTTCAGGTCCAGTGATCGCAGATCCCACATGCCGATCGACTTGGCTGCTGCGCCGATAGCCGGATGCGAGAACTCGTGTGACTGGTCACGTGCCCATCGCCCCGCTTCGATCAGTGCTGCCTCGAGCGTCGGCTCGGTTGGACGGCTCAGGCGAATGAACTCCTCGTCGCTCGGCGGCCAACCGGTACCGACCTTCGACAGCAGCGCCAGGCCGTGATCCACCATCTCCGCCGTCACGCCCGCGGTGCGGAAGGATGCAAACCACGTGGGCCGTGCCTTCGGATCTTCGAACTGGCGTTGCCAGCGGTGCCCGTACTTCCGGCTGAACACGCTGAACAGCTTGGCAATTGCCACGCGCAGCGTTTCGTCAGCCGCGGGCGAATTCACGGCTGAGCTCATCTCCGTGCTCATAGCCACCCCCTTGAGTTCGATCTGCGAGACCAGCCAGCACGTCGTCGATCTGACACGCCACGTAGCCGGGATTGATGGGCCGCGCATCGTTGTCGGCCTTGCGCTTCCGTCGTGCACGGGCAACTGCGTCGTCGAACTGGTCGACGGTGATGCCCTGGCTCAGCCAACCGAGGATCTGGCCGCGCAGCTTGGTCCTGACGAACAGGCTTGCTGGCATGCCCTCGGATTCGATGCGGCTCCAGAACTCGCCGACATTGGCGATCAGAGCAGACCTCTCGCGCACGATGCGCTGACTGTCTAACGGAGTAGTAACGTTACTTTCTTGCCTAGAGCTATCGGAGAAAGAGCATTTGCTCTGCTCTTTCTCCTCTAGGAGCGTTACATGGCGTGACGCGTGACTGTCACGCGTGTCACGGCGTGACATGTCGTCACCATCGACAGGGATTTCGCCGGTCGGGGCGATGCCGACCGGCTTGCTCGCCTTCTTCTTGGCCCGATGCCGCTGCTGCCGTTCCGTCGCCGTGGCATCGGCCTTGGCCGGGTTGCGCTCATCCCATTTGCGCAGCACGCCGTCCACGATGTGGCGACGCTGCTCGAGCGCTGCATACGTGGCGGTAATGAGGTCCACCGGCCACTGGAACTGGGCCGCAATGGAGTCGAAGTCGAAGGTGCCGACGTTGCCGCGCGGCTTGGCGCGCGACGCGTGGTCGAGCAGCGCAAACCAGATGGCGGCCACGTGACCGGGCGTGACGCCGTGACCAGCGACCTGGGCAACCACCAGCCATTTCGGATCGGTTGGCGCCCCGTGATAGGCTCGGAACCAGTCCAT